AATACGAAAGGTGGTTTTGCATATCCTCTACCCTGTGTATTAATTCTAATTTCTTCTAGTTTACCAAAACGAACACTATCATGATCTCTAAAACCGTAGACAGGGACACCGTTTAGAAGGATACCAACATCTCTATTTGGAGTCTTATATGTTTCTGTAGTTCTTGTTGCTTCCTTTCTAATAATGCGAAGAATTCTTTGATCTAGTAATTCTTCATTTACTACAGATCCATCAAGAATTTTATATGATGGAAAAGAGGAAGATGTTATGTAGTAATATTGATCATCAGCAAAAATAGATGATGTATTTGTAGTTAATTGACTTAAAGATGTTTGAATACTTGGTAATGTTGGAATTACTGGTGCAGTTCCTTGATTAAGTAACCATCTTGTTTGATTAGTACCAGTTTGTACAATTTTAGGATCTGCAGTTTCAAAACCAGGTCTAGATACAAGAATCTTGTCGCCAGGACTAGAGTATGGTTGAGCATCTTCTGGTTTTAAATTATAAACAACACCAAATGTAAGTAATGTTACATCAGAGTTTGAAATTGTTACTGGTTTGTATACTGATGTTCCTACAGGATATGCAATAGCTCCTGATGCTTGTCTTTCATCAATAATAAACTGAGTGACAGTCTTCTCTTCAAATGTAATTGTCTCATTACCAATTAAAACAGAACCAGTCTTTTCCCAACCAATAGTAGAAGATACATTGATTCTATCACCAGTGCTATCTGTTCCAGTAACTGCTTTCTCAATTTTAGTCTTAGTTGAGATTGCAAATGTACCATTAACAGTCTCTGGTGCAAGTACAATATTATAAATTACTTCGTTATCTGCTGTACCATCTGCATATACGTTATCTACAGTAGCATCTGCATATCCATACTCTTCTGTGGCAGTTTGAATTATCTTCTTTCCAATTAAATTTTTTACATCACCAGATATTACTTTACACTTAAGAGCATATACATTGATCCAATCAGACTCAGATGCTTTATATGTAAAATCTCTTGGTTTATATACTTCAGGTTTTTCATCTACTGTTTTAGAAACAATAGTATTAAAAACAAACTTAATAGAACTAGTAGTTCCTTTAGCTTTATAAAACTTCTGGATGTTCTTGATTAAAGTTCTCTTGTCTACCTCTCCTTTAAGATACTTTTCTGGAAAAGAACCAAGATACTGATTCTCAAAATTCTTTACTAATGCATATAAGAAAAGATTACTTACATTAATAACCTTCTGACCAGCATTATGTGGTGCTGCATCTGTGCTGGTGTACTCTGACGAGCTATAAAGATCACCAAGAGTTGTGTTACCGCTAACACCTCTAACTGCTCCTGATAAAGTTGTGCTTGTTCGTGACTCATAGAAGATAATCTCGTTGTCTATTCTAACGTATCCGTTTTTCTTTGGAAAACTCGTTGCATCTTGTAGTATAATTGTATCATCAGTATCACTGATACTAACGTCCAACAGATCAGACTGTTTAAGTAAGTTTTGTTCATAGTAATCTATGTCTGCATATTTCTGGATATTGTTAATAATATCCAGCGTGCCACCTTGCACCTCCTGTTGCTCATAATACTTTGTGAGGAACTTACTAAAAAGTTGATACTCTGTACTGATGAATTCAGGAAGCTGCGATTCAATGAGAGTAGAAATTCTCTTGGTCTTTACAGCGGGCATTTAATTTACTCTTTATATGCAGTGAATGAGGAATTAGCAACGTCAACGTCAAGGTATACCTCACGGAGTGCCTTGACATCATTGAGAAGTGGTTTGACTCTAACGGAGATGCGATTATCAAAGAAACTACCTTTAATGATAGTTAAGTTATACATTTTAAGTTCACCTTTTACATAATCTAAGTCACCGATATCGCTGTCAAGGACAACCTTTTCACCAGTCACGCTATCTAGTCTATATAGGACAATTTTCTTATTTCTATCTTCAACATAAACGTCAAAATTAGGATATTCAGTAACTCTAAATCCAGTGCTAGAAAGAATTGGATCATCACAGTCCTCATCAAAAGCATTTTGGAAACATAGTTCATAATAGAAGGTAGAATTAAGAGAAGGATAGAAATCTTTTCTCATTGTGATACTGGTGAGATTAGAATTGATAGATTTATCTGCATCATCAATAACACCAACCATCTTACTATATCTAAACTTACCATTAAACTTTTCAGTATCACTTGTATCAAGATAAGACTGTACACTACCAATCACCTTGTCTCTAATCTGTGATGTTGTTTGATCTGTCATCTCACCGTTATAGTAAATCTTACTTGTAAGCTCAACAAACAAAATAGAAGGATCTATTAATTTTGGTTCTACAGATGCAACAACATACTTCTTTAATTCTTGTATGATACGATTCTTTGTGAGTGATGTGAGGTAACTTGCGTCTTTTGGTTTTAATGAAATAAAAACTCTTCCATATTCTGGTGGTTCTTGATCTTCTCCACCAAAAATAATGATATCACTAGTTGCTGGATACACTTGACGTACAATTGCTTCATAGTCCTGTGCGGTCACTGCACGCTCCTGTGTGCCGTATGCCTTAGGAGCAGTATATTTTATCTTTTGTGTACTTTCTATCTCTTCACCACCCGCAGAGGCAACAGTAGATGTAATAGATGTTGTAATATTACTAGGAGTTACACCATTAGGGTTCTCTAATACACCAGAAAAGACAAATGTACGAACTCCGTTGCTCTCAGGACCTGCTGTTGTTAAATATGATACTTCAATACGTGCATTGTTCTCTAGTTTCTTACCTAGAACACCATCACCCATAAGAATCTCATATCTCTGATCCTCAATCTCATCAAGGAAGAATACTTTTGATGTAGCATCAACACCTAGAATGTTATCTGCAACTAGATATGGTTCACTGAAGCTACCTCCAGTAGGAAATACTTTTACTCTAATTGTATTGGTATCAATGTTTGGATTGTCAAGAATAAACTTCTGACTCTTTAATGAAGTGTTAACAGTGAATGTATTAACAAGTTGAGTTCCTTCTTTAACTTCAACATTAGTAAAGGTTGCAACATCGTTAATGACTTGTGCTTTTACATCATCAGTTACAACATACTGATACACGTTATTATCAAAAGACGAAATAAATCCAGTTCCTTTCTTCAGGAGAAGTTCTGTATCAGTTGTTGGATTGCCATAAGTTGCAGTAAATGAAACATATGCAGTAGGAGCTGTAGCACTCTTGGGTCTATACCCTAGTTGCTTTGCAATCGCCACTACGTTGTCTCTCAAGGTAGCAGAATCAATGAATAGTTCATTGACTACCATGTTAGTGTTAAACGCCGTGTAGTAGGTATTATAAGCGAGTGTATCAATTAAGGTTGACAATGCCGATCCATCAAAATCGTAGTCAGTAAAATCTGACTGTGCTCTCATATACTCTTTGAGAGAAGTTTTGATGTCTTCAAAATCTAAATTGGATACCTGAGTGTATGGCATTATCTTGTACGCTCTAGAATGAACTCTACTGCTACTGGTATGTCGTCTCTTCCAACAATGGTGTATTCAACTTCTACGTTGTAACCATTATTGTCAAAATCTGGTTCACATTCAATTAGTGTTACAGATACTCTTCGTTCATAGCGATTAATTGCTTCTCTAATTTCTTGCTTAATCGTACCAGCAGATGCATAATCTAATGGTTCAAACAGCATGTTCTGAACATCACAACCTAACTCAGGTTGAAATGGTCTTTCACCTTTTCTAGTAAGCAAGATACCTTGTATCGCTTGAACTATTGCAGCTTTATCCTTCACCTGCACCAAGTCATCGGTAACAGGATGTTTCTTGAACGTAACACTCAAATCTTTGAATGTCTGAAAGGTTGGCATTTAGACACAGCAATAGGCTGCTATTATTTATCCTCTTTTCCCCGAAACTTAGTATACTCGTCAATGAATTCCTTCTTTCTCTTCATCTCAAACAATTCTCTATCGTCATTCTTCTCAATTCTATCCATAAGAGGTTGAGCATCATACTCTGAGATGAGTTTCTTACCACTCTTGATAAATTCTTCTGATTTGTCTACTTTAATTACCATGATACTCCTCCTATTGCTTATATTTATAAATGCGGACTGGTTGCGGACTTCTCATTAGGTGTCTCCCAGAAGTAATCGTCAGTATCACCTAATCGTCCCCAGTTCGTTCCTGACTCTACTTGATATTCTATAGTAGAAACCTTAAAGTCTGGCGTCTTGGGTTCCTGTGGAGTGATAGAGAGGTCATAGAGACGCATCCTGTTGTTAGGATACAATGCATACTGTCCATTCTCTAATTGTATGCAGTTATGACTCTTGTGCTCCTGTGGAACCTCACTCACATTATTATCTACGATATCAATATTCACATGGTAGTTATCTAAAGTAAACAGATACTGCCCATGTATCAACCCGTGGTCTCTTGTCCGGATCTCACAATCCATAGAAGATATAAAACC